CTTGCCAATTATCGCCCCGGTTGTCGCATCCGATGCCATCGGAGTCGGAATAAACCCTTGTTCCGCTAATTGTCTGATGCTCATCCCGTATTTTACTCCCTTCGGAGATATGTTCTGAACTTTCCCGTCTTTTACTGTTAATTGTCTTTCCGAACCCCTCTCTGCTTCCGATGCTGTGGGAGTTGGTAGAAGTCCCATTATTTGAGTTGCTAGATTCGGCATTGTTGTTCCATTTGGATACTTCTCCATTCTCTTTTTGAACTTCTCCAAGTCCTGAACTTCTTCTCTTGTTGTCGGAGTAAGCAATAAACCAAATTCTGTCCCTTCTGTGGGGGGCATTGACGGAGCAAGCTGGAAGTAGAAACGGTGTGACTTCGTAGCCTTGAGCTTCCAACTCAGCCTGCACCTCGTCGAATACCAACCCTCCATTCCAATTAGTAAGCCCACGAACGTTTTCGCCCACAACCCAGGTCGGTTGAATCTCTCGTATTGCTCTAAGCATCTCCGGCCAGAGGTGTCTCTCATCCTCCTTGCCGAGTCGCTTTCCTGCGGATGAGTAGGGTTGACATGGGAATCCACCTGTAATGATGTCAATTCCTCCTCTGTGAATAGTGAAATCTGTCTTTGTGATGTCATTGTAAGTTATAGAATTAGGCCAATAATAATTAAGTACTTTCTGTCCAAATGGATTCCATTCACAATGGAATACATTTTCCCATCCCATCCATTCCGAGGCTAAATCAAAGCCTCCTATACCGCTAAATAGTGATCCGTGTCTCATGTTAAAACGGCAAATCGAAAGCCTCTAAATGCAATACAGGAGTCTTGTAGTCTGTACCAAACCTGGACATATATTCAAATGCAAGAACCCTATTTGCTTCTCTCATTTTTAGCCAAATCCCTTGGGTGTATGTCTTATCATAGTCCCCAGGTCTCTGCTCCATAAACTTATCCCAAAATACTTCAAATGGGATTTCTGATACTTCGTCTAGTGCTTCAATCATTGTTCAAGGTTTTTAAAGTTGATAGGATATTTACATAAGTAAGGCATTACCGATTCTAGCTTAGCAAACTTTATGTATGCACCATTGACATCAAGAGCCTTAATCTGATGTATTAGAATCTTTGGCTCTCCTTTTACTTGGTCAAATGAGTATCTTACTATCTCAAATGAGCCTAATTCTTTTCCGTTAATTATCATTTTTTCAAGTGTTTATATATTGTTGTTCTACTAACATTTAGCATCTCAGCAAGCTCTGACCTGTTAAAGTCAGGTATAGCCTCCTGAATCTGCTGTATCTTTCTTTCTATCGACTCATTCTTTAATGAGCGAACCAACTCACTAAGCTCAGAGCTCTCAATCGAGTTAATCTTAATCTTCTTAGACATGGCAATGAAGTAGTTACTTAGCTTCTCTGCCTTCAGAAGACTATCCTTGCTCATCCAATCAAAACCACTAGAATTATTGTATGCAGTAATCGAGTTAATAATTAGAGCAAACCTAGGGATGTAAGCCTTCTGCTTACTCAACATACTCTTGACATACTCAGAAATATCATCTGAGTTCTGCATATCTGTGATGTTGTTGAATATCCGCTCCCACTCCTGCTCTGCTTCCGAATCAAATCGTATCACTCTAGGTTCAATCTCTCCAAACTTATTAAACTGCAAGACATCTTTTCTTATCAAGTTATAGAACTGACTCATGTAAGCCTCATACCAATCCAATACTTCCTGATCTATCGCATTTCTGTTGTAATGCTCGATGTCCTTGTCAGGATAGCAGACAAGCAATCTGTCTAGGAATCCATTGTCCTTATTCTCCAAAGTAGAAATCTGAGAGAATATGCCAGGCTGTATGCCTCCTAGAACAGGGATCAATGGAGACTGAATAAAGCTACTCTTTGCAGTCTTTCGAGTCATGATTGCCTCCTGATTTGACCAACAGGACAGCCAAAACTCTAGGTCAGAGCCAGGTTTATATTTGTTCATGTCCTTAATCCATCCGTTCAGCTCGTCCTTAAATACTGCTATTCCTACTGCATTCTCCTCATGTAAATCCGCCAATGCCTCCACAGTTACATCGTTGACAATAATCTGCTTTCTCACAGGCTCTTTTACTTCCTCCACATCCTTCTTGTCCTTACTAGATAGCTTCTCATATTCCTTGTACTTCTTGTACTCGTTCTGATAGTGCTTGATTTCAAAACTATTCTTTTTAGCCAATGGGAATATGACCGCATTTATACTAGGAGTCTTACCTAGACCTGCCTTACCAATCAATCCTAGCCAAATGTTTACCGACTCTCTCCATCCTGTCTTGACCTGAACCTTGCAGCTGTTACCAATGCAGATTGAGATGTACCAAAGTAAGGAGCAACCCATGTAGTCAATAGAATGATTTAAGGTTTTCTGATTCAACAGAATATAATTCTGCAATGACTCAGGGAATACATCTAGGGGAAATATCAACTCCTCCTTTGGAATCTCGATACGCTCTATCTCTACCTTTCTGATCTTGCGTTCTCCATATCCTTCCTTGTACAACTCCTTAGCAGCTTCAGAATAGTTTCCACCAAAGAACTTCCAAGCGTAGATAGCAAACGGACTAAGCGGAGTCTCATGAGGGTAGATTGTAGCAGTGGTAAATAGGTAGCACAAACCTGAATCTTTGTAGATAAATCCATGAAGTGCGTCCTTGCTATCTACCTTGCGTAGAACTATGCGGTCAGATAGGTGCTTAATGCCTATAAATTCGCCTTGTAAGAGGTCCAATGCCTTGTTCCTATGGTTATAGTCATCCCAAGGTGTTAAACCGCTGTAATCGGCTTCTTTTGGCTTCGTTTCCTCTACCTTCTCTTCATAGTGAAAATACTTACATAGATTCATTAGCAGATCACGCTCTTCAGGGGTAATCTCCTGAATCTGCTCATAAGACAATTCGCTTACCTGGTTATCGTAGATGTAAATGTATCCACCGGTACCTCTAGTCTCAATCAGAGCCTGAGAATGTCCCTTGAGTGTTGCTAACTTTCTGTTACCCTCAACTTTCTCACATCTGTAGATGATGTGGTATCCTGAGTTAATCGTCTTGTAGATTACGAACTTTCTAGCAAAGTCATCAATGTAATCTGAAACGAATGCAATAAATTCATTCCAAAACTTCTTACCCTCTTGTACACTAGGGAACACCTTTAAGTCTATGTCTATACATTCAGTACCATAAAATCCTGTAATAATACCATAACCCTTGGTTTTAGACTCTAGCCTCTCTAACTCTGCTTTTTCTATCTTTTTGGTCTGGTATTCCTTCCATAAAATCAGTGGTTTTTTGCCTTCTGATATGGGCATGACGCTGAATCCAGCGTTCAATAAGTTAATTGCTCTTCCTAAAGTGACGTTCATGTGTTTTTACAAGTAATTGTAGAAAATGGGTGATTTTTGGCAAAAAGTGTACACTTAGTTTACACTTAGTTTACACTCTAGTGTAAACCCCTAAAACCGCTTATACGCTCTAATTTGACCGATTTTTGGCACTTTTTTGGCTTAGGTTTACAAGTTTACACTTTTTTTTATAATGTATTTTTTTTTGACTAGTAAAAATTTATTTTTTTTTAAAATAGCCAAAAAGTGTTCAAAGTGTTCACTTATTGCGATTGAAGCCAATGGAGGCCGATTTTGGTTTACACTTAGGTGTACACTTAGTGTACACTTGTGTACACCCCTGTTCTGATCTTACGAACCCAGTACTGTACCTGTCCATAGGGTATGTTTAGCTTGTAAGAAATGTTAGCTATTTTGTACCCTTCCTCCCATAATCGTTGTACTTCTCTAAGATTTTTTATGGTTATTCCTTGTCTCCTACGATAAGTAGTTAGCTTAATAACCTCACAGATTTGGTGGTGAGTTAATCCTGTACGCTCAGAGATTTGCTTGTAGGGATAATCGTTCTTGTACATCTCGATGACCAGGTCTGCTTGCTTGTAGTGATCTGCTGTGTACTTAGCACGCTCGTTGGTCTTTAGATAGTCCTTGTACAGATAGTTGTTTACTATGTGTGGAGAAACGCCAAGAAATGTCGCTATGTTTTTATTTAAGACCTTTAGCTTGTAGAGTCTTACTATTTCGTCTTTCTGTTCCTGTGTTAGTGATGTCATTTAACTATTTCTTTTAGTTGATTCCAAATTGATTCTGCATTCTCTCCCCAATAGTAGTCACACTTGCCATCCTTGATTGGAGGCTCTGTAAAATAAGATTGGTATTCGCTAGGCTCTGCTGTGTATCTGTAGCAGGTTTGTTTGTGGGGACAATCTGTCCCCACGCACATCGTTATGTCCGCCATGATACGATTTTTTTAATATCCTCATCCTCTTCTTCTTCTGCAGATATAAACTTCCCACAGAAATCATATTTAAAAGGGCTGTTTTTAAAATAGTACTGGTACTTACTATCATTTGCTGTGTACCTATAGCACTTTTCTCGTATAGGGCATCCTTCTCCCTCGCATTTCACTATATCGCTCATCCTAGTAGTTCTTTAATATATTCCCTACACTCAAGAATCTTCTCCTTGGCAGTCTCAATCACCGCAGGATCAAAGTCAATGTCAAACTCTTTTACCCTATACTTATAATCCACATGGGCATAGCTTACTGGTTCCTCATAACTCAAGAACTCAGGTGTATCCTGTAGCGTATATACCAACTTAGCCTTTTTAAGACCTGTCAGGTGCATATAGACCTGGAGTTGATAGTAGTACCCCATGTCTACCTCTTGGTCAAACAGAGGGAATGTAAAGCAGTCCCAGGAGGTTTTAAAGTCATAGACTACATCGTCAAGAATACAATCTGGAGTACCTGTGAAGAAATCATCCTCAAACTTGTCTAGGTTCTTAATCATAAAGCTCTTGTGTTCTGCAACAGAATAAAACTCTATTGCCTGATCCTCTAGTGCTAATCCCTTTTGTATGTACTTAGAATTGATTTGCTTCTTGATTCCGTAAATCTGCTCTTTTACCCATTCCTCTAGGTAGCTCTTTGTAGTCTGAGATAATGTCTCTGATTTAGACCTTGGGTTAGTCATTAACTTACCCAAGGCACTTGCTCTGCATTTAAAATTCATGATAGTAGAAGTTTTTCGTTTTCCTGTGTTAAAATATATACTGCTTTAATCTGCTCAATAGTTACCTTACCATTGGCAATAGAATCCTTTGCTCCTTGCCACTTGACGTGTTTTGGACTAAGCTCCTCTTTTTTTGCGCCATGGTCATTTGTACTATCAGGGTCTTTCGTATCGTCAATTAAAAATAGCCCATTCAAGCTGTATTTACGTGCATAGCTCGAGGAGCTACCAAAGGACTGGGCTATGTCCATTCCCTTTCGATTGACATCAATGCCTGCCTGGGCAGTTACTGCTCTGCCCTCTGTTCTGCCTTCTTTATCTACTTGGATAGATGCAGTAGCTTCTACAAATACAATTCCACCTACTTCTTTTATTTCGTCCTCAATCGTCAAGGTACATTCATATTTAAGAAGCAAAGGTTTTACAGCTTCTAGGATATCCTCAACAGATCGGTACTTGTACTTCCCGAATGCATTAAACTGATTCTTTGGAGCTTTAAGCTCCGCCTGGATTGCAATTAGTTCTTTCATGTTTTTGTGTTTAGTAATTGTTTGATATTTCTTTTTCTAATACTGACTGTAATTCGTCTGTAAGTATTACCTCACATTGATGTTGGAGACAGCTAAATGAGTAGGTCTGCTCAATAGTAACTACACTTAACTCAATTATAAAGTCTCCTTGCCATAGGTAGGTCTTATTCTCGTGGTTAAACATTACCTCTTGGTCAAAGTATTTTTCTACTAGGCTTACTGGTGCTTTCATAAGGTAAAGATCACCAATGGCTTGGTCTAAGGTTTTAATTAAATATTTCATGTGTTTGTGATTAAGTAAATTAAATTAATAAGTATTAGAAATGTAGATGCTATGAGAAAATCTATAACAAAGTATTTTTCACTATGCTTTTTTACTATGCCTATGCCTAGAGCTATCAGGACTGATAGTATCATAAAGCAGGTAACATAGACCCAGGTCATGGCTTGTGATGTCTAAGAGTAGCCGACTCAGCGTACCCAAGCCCGTACTTATCCCATAGAAGCTCGAAGGTAGTAGCTATGGCTATACGCTTCTCTCGTGGTATTTCCCCGTAGTGGGTTGCGATAAAATCATCTACTAACATCCTTAATCCAATTAGTGTCTACAAATACTATCCATTGGTTACCTATCTTCTTAGGTGCCTGCACCCATTCGGCAGGGAATACACCAGACCTAATGATCTGATGCACTCGGGTTGATTTTTCACTATAGCCCTTGAGTACTCCGTAATCTGTGGCTGACATCATTTCGTAAAGCATTTCTTAACTTCTTCTTCTAATTGTTCAACAATAAAGGGATCAAGCACAGAACATATAGTCCTGTAATGCTCTGAGAATTTCTCCGTCAGGTCATCGTAGATGTCCAAGGTCAGGGACTTTCCCCCACCGAAATAGAGTTCCAAGGCTATGCCCTGGTTCTCGAAGGATTCCAGCTCGAGGGTCAACCCTGACTGGTCTAAGCAGTAATAATGGTCTTTTAACATGGTGTTTGTGTTTAGTATATGCGAAATTACAAAAGTCTATATTCAATGAAAATAAATAATTAGTTTTTTTTCCACTAGGGTCTTATTTAGAATCATTCTGTTTTACACTATGGGTTTTGTTTTACACTATGGATCGGATTTAACCAGTTAGAACTGGTTCCAGAACTGGTTCTGTTTTCCACTACCACTTGGTCAAGTGGTTTTGTTTTCCACTATGGGTATATGAACCCATTTTGTTTTCCACTATGGGTATAGGTTTTTCCGCCATGTTTTACACTATGGGTCAGCCTCATGTTTTACACTATGGGGTACGCGGTCGCGGTCGGTCGCGGTTGGGCGCGTCATGGCATGGCATGGCATGGCATGGCAAGGCATGGCCAGACCTAGCAAGTCAAACGGGGCTATTTTTAAGCCCGTAGCGGAACGATATTTTTATTTTGATATCCTTACATAGGCAAAGTATTTGAAGGGCTTAAAACGTCTTAAAATAGATTTAAAAAAAAGCCCTATATTTTAGGGCCTAATTAATTACAAAATTTCCCATAATTTTTGACCAGTCACGGGACAAAATTCAAAAATAATTTGATCGGATTTAACTAGGTTTTTCGCTTGTTGCAAAGTAAACCACGACGGTAAGCCCGTTCCCGCGTTTAAAAAACGCCCGTCTAATTTTAGTATTCTGAAATTGTACATTTTTTTTTGTGTTTATGATTAGGACAAAAAGGGGCAATTTGCCCCCCTTTGTTTCGTCTCTTCAAGACTCTTTAGCTAAACTCTTTATACGTTCTATAGTATCTTCAATGTTGTAAGATTGCAAGACAATACCCCCGCCAAAATCTTTACCGCGGTATGCTTTGCCCCCTAGGTTTCGGGATTTTTTCAGGGCTATTTGATACCTTTCTAGGATTGAACCCGTTTCATTTCCTAGAAACGCTAAGAAATGAAATACAAAACGGGGGTTTCCGTTTATGTCGTTATTTATTCTCTTGAATTGCATAAATTTTGTTTTTTAGGTTAAAATTTAGTTCCACAAATTGTAAACGTATTGGTAATCTACTTTCAAGTCTAGGGCTAATTTTTCAAAAAGCCTTTCTCTTATTAAGCTATCCGAAACGCCTATGTATTCATATACGTATCCCTCCTGATAAAGCTGATTTAATAAACCAGCAAAGGTAGAGCCTTCGTTAATTTCCAATCCCATATCATCGGTTGGGTAATTTTCTAGGTAAAATTTTTTGATTTCCATGTTTTTTCGTGTTTAAATTACTACAGTTAAAGATTTTTTTTCGTCGTGGTATTCAATATGATATTTTTCAAAAGGGTAAACCTTTCTTGCTAACTTTCTCTTTTCGTACGTGTTCTCTATATTGGCACGTAAAATTGAAAATTGTCTACTTTCCAACGCGTTTAAACAGTGAACTGAAAAATACTTTTTATCACTATTTGTATTCTTAATTGCGGAAAGTACCCGTAAATTACTTAATAACTTTTCGGTACTTAATTTTTCAAATTGATCTGGTTTAAATTCGTCACCTAAATAAATTTGAATAAGCTCTAAAATTTCGTTTCTTTTCATTTTTTTAGTTTGTTTTTAGTTAGCTAATAATTTAAGTCCTAATAAGTATCCCAAAAATAGGATAGGCAAAAAGCCTATGATTAGGTAGATGATTTTTCCAAGTACTTTGGTAGCTTTTTTCATTTGTTCGCTGGTTTTGGGGTTAGTGAATAAGTTAGGCCGTAAATTAGGGACGTTCCAATAAAGATAATAAGTAGGTCAAACATAGTTTTAAGGGGTTTTGGTTTAAACATGTAGCAAAGTTACAAAGGTTTTTAATAGATGCAAGGAAATTATTTGTAATTAATTAATTTAAATTCAATCTAAATAACCTTACTTTGATTATTCGAAATCATTCAAACTATTTTCGGTGACTATTAAAAAAGATTCAAGGGGCGGAAAACGCGAAGGGGCGGGGCGAAAACCTAGGGTGCAAGAAATAAGGATAATTGAGCAAATGGACACGGTGTGTGTCCCTGAGGAAATTTGGCGTGCCCTTTTATACAAATGTCAGCAAGGGGACACGGCCGCGCTCAAGCTTTGGTTATCCTACCGCTTTGGATTACCTAAGCAACAAATTGACGTCACTACCAACGGTGAATCAATAGCCCCGCCAATCCAATGGCTTGCAAAAGAAATCGAATTTAGAGAAGCTGAGTCGATTGAGTTCGAATCCTTGGATAACCATGCCTTGCCTATCCATGGAGAGTAATAAACTATGTATCAATATGTTACAGAGGGGGAGGGTATTGTTGTGAGTGTAAGGGAACGGGTTGGGAAACCCAAATGCCCAAAATTCAGATAATCAAAAAAAGGGGTACCCCCATTGCTGAGTGTACAGGAATGGATTGGAAAGTCAAAATGGTGAAAATTCAGATAATCAAATGATTCAGTTACTACCAGATTATAAGCCTTTGTTCTATGAGAATCCTGAGACTAGGTACTACTTGATTACGGGTGGTAGGGGTTCGGGTAAGTCATGGACGTTAGCGTTGTTTCTGTTGAACTTGACTTATGAGAAGGGTCATGTGATATTGTTTACTAGGTGGACGTTGGTATCTGCGTTTATATCGATTATCCCTGAGTTCATTGATAAGATTGAGATAATGGGTAAGGAGGGTGATTTTGAGATTACTCAGACGGAGATTATAAATAAGCGGACGGGGTCGAAGATATTGTTTAGGGGTATAAAGACGAACCATGGTACTGCGACTGCGAATTTGAAGTCGATTGCGAATGTGACGACATGGGTATTGGATGAGGCGGAGGAGTTGGGTGATGAGGATGTGTTTGACAAGATTGATTTGTCGATACGGGCGAAGGATAAGCCGAACAGGGTGATTTTGGTAATGAACCCTAGTTTCAAGAGTCATTGGATATATAAGCAGTTTGTGAGGGATAAGAGGGATGATACGACTTATATTCACACGACATACTTGCATAACAAGCAGAACTTGAGTGAGTCGTTTGTGAAGGCTGCTGAGAAGTCTAAGGTAGAGAATCCGCATAGGTATGCTCACTTGTTCTTGGGGGTATGGTTGGATGATAAGGATGGCTTGTTGTGGAACAGGGAGATTATTAAGAAGGCGAGGATGGCGGAGGCACCGAACTTGAGTAGGATTGTGGTTGCGTTAGACCCTGCTGTTACTGCGAATATGGATAGTGATGAGACGGGAATTATAGTGTGTGGTAAGGACAGGGATGGGAATGCGTATGTGTTGGAGGACTTGAGTGGTAAGTACTCACCGAATCATTGGAGTAAGATTGCTAACGATGCTGCGTTTAGGTGGAATGCGGATTGTATTGTTGCGGAGAAGAACCAGGGTGGTGACATGGTTGAGGCGGTGTTGAAGAGTCAGGGTGTTGGCACGAGAGTTAAGTTGGTGAGTGCTACGAAGGGTAAGTATGTGAGGGCGGAGCCTGTGTACTCGTTGTATGAGCAGGGTAAGGTGTATCACGTTGGCTCGTTCCCTGCGTTGGAGAATCAGATGGTGTCGTTTGATCCTGAGCGGGGTAAGTCACCTGATAGGGTGGATGCGTTGGTGTGGGGTATGACTGAGTTGATGGTGAAAAAGAAGGGTGAGGGGTTTGTGTTGATAAGGGGGAAATTATTTAGGTAAAATTTGTACTTTTACAAATAAAATAGAAATAGATGAATCTTCTCAAGGCATTTAGAACTAAGGAGCTAGGCTTACCGCAGGCGTTGCAATGGCAGTACATAAAGGGGGTTTGGATGCCTTACGATGCAAAGGACAGCGTATTTATAGACAAGGCGTATAAGAGTATCCCTGTAGTACAGTCTGTAGTTTCTAAGATTGTAGAGAAGAGTGCGGATGCTCCTCCGATGTTGTATAAGGTTAAGGACAAGAGATTTGCAGAGAAGTACTTTGCAAAGAAAAAGTATATTAGCAATAAGGAAAGTGCTACTGAGTTAGCTAAGTTGCGAGTAAAGGCGTTTGAGTCGATTGAGCAGCATCCGTTCTTAGAGTTGATGGACAGACCGAACCCGACTAGTACGGGTAGAATGTTGAGAGAAGAGGTTGCAGGATACTTGTTGATTACAGGAAATGCGATTGTGTATGCAAGTGTTCCTGGTGTTGGGACTAGAGCGAAGCAGCCTGTAGAGTTGTGGAGTGTGCCGAGTCCTACTGTGAAGCCTGTGATGTCAGGAGAAAGAACACAGCCATTGGCAGGATATGCGATAACATATAACTTTGATAATATTATCCCTACAAGTCAGGTAGCACATTTCAAGTACTTCAACCCTGTTTCTGAGTGGCAAGGATACGAGAGTACGTTCTGGGGGTTAAGTCCGTTGAGAAGTAGCTTGAACGTAATTTCTCAGAAGAGGTTTGCAGATGTTGCTCAGGGTTCGTTGTTTGCGAACATGGGTCCTAGTGGTATTGTGAGCGGTAACGCTAGACACGCAGATCAGTCTGAGTTAACTGCCGAGCAGGCTGTAGCCATTAACGATTCGTTTAGACAGAACCACATGGGTGCTCATAATGCTGGAGACATTGTTGTGACTCCTAGTGACCTGAAGTGGGTGCAGATAGGCTTAAGTCCTGTGGACATGGGTATATTGGACTTTAATCAGGACTTGGAGAGACAGATTGCTAATATCTACGGATATCCGTCTCAGTTGTTGACTCCGCAGGGAACATTGGCGAATAGTGAGACAGGTGACACTCGAGTGGTGACTAACTGCGTATTGCCATTGTTGAGAAAGATGGATGATGTGTGGACTAAGATGGCTCGAGAGTGGTATGGAGATAACACCTTGGTAGTAATGTCTGACACGGATGTATATCCTGAATTGGAAGCTGACAAGAAGGAATTGGTACATTGGATGCGTCAGGCGATGGTATTCAGTCAGGATGAGATTAGAGAAGCTCTAGGATATGGAACGTTAGTAGATGAGAGTAAGGTGTTGGTTCCTACTAACTATATGCCGTTGAGTGATATGCGTGGTGGGGATTTAAATACTGAAATAAACACGGATGAAGACCAAGATATTGACCAAGAACTTTGATCCTCTGAATGGCAAGATAACAGTTAAGGCACAGCGATTAAGTGATGAGTACACCTGCTGGTGTATGGCCAAGGACTACACGTTTGAATTTGAAGAAGGATTAGGTAAAAAAGAAATAATCGAGCAGACTATTAAGCTGCTATCAGTAATGCCATGACAATAACAGAACAAGAGTTTCTACGAAAAGAAGTCGAGGATATGAACCTAACAATGAGAAATAAGGCATTTGTAAACTTGGCTAAGAGTGTGGCTAATTATTGCAAGAAGTTTGATGCTAAGAGTGTAATTGACTACGGATGTGGTACAGGGGTATATTCTGAGGTGTTTAGACAGGAAGGATACAATGTAATGGCTCAGGATATTTTTAAGACTCACAGAGATTACTGCAAGGAGAAATACCCTGAGTTAAATGTAATTCTAAGACTAAAGCCTGCTGAGTTGATGTTGTTCATCGAGGTTGCTGAACACATGACTGACGAAGAGATATTGACTGGAATTGAGCAGATACAGCCACGATTGATAGTATTTAGTTCTACTTCTCATAAAACAGAGAATGATGAGGAATGGGGACATATCAACATCAAGCAAGAGCCTGAGTGGATTGAGTTCTGGGATACCTTGGGATACAAGGTTATAGAAAGACCACAAACACCAACAGGATGGACTCTGATGTTAGAAAAAATCTAATCTACTTTATTTATTACAATGGTAAGTTACATCACTACCATGTGTTGAACTTAAAGCTATTGTCAATGTTTTGGTCTGTGTTTGACGGACAGAAAATTGTCAAGATAGCCGTAGATGGTAACTATTCTATTGACGCTTTGTTGAGCTTGCTGCCAAAAGACTGCGAGTATAGGATTGTCAAGAATATCAAGGAAACAGGAGAGGCATATCATTTCTTAGAGTCGTTGGTAGAGATAAAAGAAGGCATGACGTTCTATGGTCATTGCAAAGGTGTTACACGACCAATGTGGCGTGGATTAGACACATGGATTACTCACTTGTATAGAAAGAACTTAGATATAGTACCTACTCTTGGCGATAAGATATTTGCAGGAGTATGCGGTAAGTTATTGCGTTGTCCTCCGTATGTACCTGAAGAGTTTCACTATAGTGGTTCGTTCTATTGGATGAATACGGACAAGGTAAAAAAGAGGCTAGGTAAGATTGTAATGGACAAGTACTTGACTGAGAGGTTTCCTGCAATAATAGCTAATAAGGAAGAGTGCATCTTTGGATTTGGCACAACTGATAAGAACTTAAATTTCTATGATGAGAGAACATGGAGGGAATTAAGAAGGTAGTATATAGTGTAATTCTAGGAGGATATGATGAGCTAAGTCCTGCTCCTAAGTTTAAGGGGTGGGACTTTGTCGTGTTTACAGACGATGCGGACTTGAAGGCTGATGGATGGACTAAATACCTTGTAGATGGTACTAGTGATACACAGAAGGAATCTAGGAAGTATAAGTTCTTATCTCATGTGTATCTAAGTGAATACGATTTAGTATGCTATGTAGATGGAAATGTTCAGTTGACATCTGAGCCACCTAGTCATCCGATATGGTTTAGCCATAGAATGCATACAGGGGTGTATAATAACGCAATGACCATTACTAAGAATGTAGATGATGTCAAGAGGCAAGTTAGGTTCTACATGGAAAGTAGGTTTAACGACAAGGCAGGATTCTACGAGAACAATTTCTTTGTGCGGTCGAACAGAAACGAATTGCAGAACAAGTTGATGAGCAAGACTTGGGAGATAATACAAGAATATACAAGTTTAGACAAGTTAGCACTTCCGTTTGCAATGTGGTTAACGCAGAGTAGGATGGAGAATATAAAGCATCAGTCCTTGCAGAGTAGGTATATTAAAGTAAAGCCACATAAGAAGCAGTTAGAGGAGAAGAGAAGTGTAAATGTTCATCACATCACTCCTGGTAGATCAGACAAGAACATAGGTAAGGCAATAAACGAAATAATCGAAAGGCTACCTGAGAACGATTGGATTTGTCTTAGGGACATAGATACCTTGCCGATGTATCACGAGAAGATTTATCAGCAATGTGAGGAGATTGCTAGGGCAGCAGAGTTTGACTTGGTGGGATGCATGACTAATAGGTTAGGATTGCACTATCAGCTAGTAGGAGGAAGGAAGAGCAATGATTCTGATATCTTAAACCACAGAAAGATTGCTGTGGAGTTGTACAACACGCATGGCAATCAAGTGATGGCATTGCAGCAAGCGATTGGTGGGTTGTTTATGCTGTTTCCTAAGAGTACCTGGCTAAAGGTTAAGGGATTCCCTGAAGGAGGAATACAGATAAATGGACATTTCTTTGACTACCACTTCTGCAAGAGTGTAATGCAGCAAAGGTTACGCATTGGTATCGCTAAAGGTATATACTTATTTCACTACTACAGGTTTGAGCATGGAGAGGATACAAGGAAAGCAATTAGACATCTTCTATGAGTTTGTTAGTTTAATAGTTTTTTTCAATCTTTGTGTATGGAATTAATTAGCATAAAAAACCCTGACAGCTATTCAGACTATCCTGAAGCTGTAAGAAACAATGCGAAAAGAGTTCTAAAGTATGTTGAAGAGAATGGTTGGGGACCATGTGGAACTGATGTAGGAAAGCAGAGAGCCAGCCAACTAGCTAACGGAGAAGCCATTAGCGTAGATACAATTAAGAGAATGTACAGCTATCTAAGTAGACACTCAGTAGACTTAGAGTCTTCTACTTCTTACGAAGATGGCTGTGGACTTTTAATGTACGATGCATGGGGAGGTAAGGCTGCACTAACGTGGAGCAGGAGTAAACTTAGAGAATTAGGAGAAATTAAAGAACAGAGCGTAGGAATGATAACTAAAGGATTAAACCAAGGATTTCAGGATGCAGACATGAAGCAAGGAATTGTTTCAGGTTACTTTGCAATGTTCGGAAATAAAGATTTGGATGGTGATGTAATCGAGAAAGGTGCATTCACTAAGACAATCATGGAGCGTGGTCCACAAGGAAAGAAGTTAATTAAGTACTTGCTAGACCACGATTCTCAAAAGTCAGTAGCTCTAATTACTAACCTAGAGGAAGATATGAAGGGACTAAGATATGAGGCTAAGATTGGTACTCATGCTCTTGGTGTTGACTTTATGAAGATGGTAGAGTCAGGGCTTATTAACCAGCACAGCTTTGGATTCTCTGTGCCAAAGGACAAGCAGTTCTATGACCAAGGCAGAAAGGCCAATGTTATTAAGGAAGTAATTATGTATGAAGGATCAGCAGTACAATTTCTAGGAGCTAATCCTGATACCACATATATAGACCTAAAGTCAGAGTCAGATGCATTTGAGTACTTAGAAAGACTTGAGAAGTTTGTAAGAACTTCAGATGCTACAGATGAAACTTTAGCAAAACTAGAAGAAAGACTAAAATCACTTTATGATTCTATGAAGCCAGCACCTGCTACTTCAGAGGAAGATGAAGCCGAAATAGACGCACAATTAATTATCGAATCACTTAAATCTACATTTAGAAATCATGGCAGAATTGCAAATTAAAGAGGTTCAGGAGTTCCTATCTGAGGAGCTACAGACCCTAAAGAAAAACTTCTCTACTGAAAGAGAAAAAGACGTTGCAGGATTTGACGCAAAAGTTAAGGACGCAATGGACAAGTTGTCTGCTGATATGCAGGCGAAGCACGCTGACCTCCAGAAGGAAATGGATTTGGCATTGGCTCATGCAAATGAGAAAGCAGCTCAGAAGACTGAGCGTAAGAACTTCGGATGGTCTCTACATGAGACTTTGAAGGCTAACCACGCTGATATGGTTAAGAATGTGAAGTCTGGTAAGGGAATGGAAATGACCATGAAGGATTTCAACTATTCTGACTTCACAGGTTATGAGCCTTTCGTAACTGATTTCCGTGATCCAATCTTGGTAAAGTATGAGTCTTTCCACTACAGAAACGTACTTCCTGGAGGAACTATGTCAGGTGAATTTGTTAAGTATCCAAAGGAGAACGCTACTGTAGGTGGTGCTAACACTTGGGCATACGGAGATGGTTCTAAGCCTGAAATCGAGCCTAAGATGACTACTTACCAGGCTGATGCCGAGTGGATTGCAGGTCTTATCAAGGGAGTTCCAATCTCTATGATTGAGGATTTGGCTTGGATGACTTCATTCTTGCAGAACAAAGGTCGTGCTGAATTGTTGAAGAAGGAAGATAATTATATCCAAGGTTTGCTTCTTGACGCTGCTAACTCTGAGGACTACGATGGTTCTAAGACTATCAGCATCGAAATCTTGATTGATGCTGCATTGCGTCAGTTGAAGAACAACCTTCACACTCCAACTGGAATCGTGTTGAGCAACCAAGATTATGTAAACATCTTGTTGGGTAAAGCTGCTGGTTCTGGTGAGTATGACTTCCCAGGTGTTGTGACTGTTAACCCTGTAACAGGTCAGTTGAACGTAGTAGGTATTCCTGTATTCTCTAACTCTTACCTATCTCAAGGAACTGGTATCGTTGGTGATTGGAATCAGGCTCAGTTGTTGACTCGTCAGGCTCCTCGTATCAGATTCTTCGATCAGAACTCTGACGATGCTGAGAAGAACGTAATCCTAGTTCGTGTTGAAGAGAGAGTTGCTCTTCCTGTGTTCTATGATGATGCCTTCATCAAGGTAACTTTGGCTTCCTAATTAGGAATCAATAGTTTGAATTAAGAGCCTTGGATTTTTCCAAGGCTTTTTTATTATCTTTACAACATGGCAGGCTACGAATTTAACGAAGATATGCTTGGCGATATATTGCCAGTATATGACTATCAAGGTGCAACGGGACTACAAGTAACTTTTACAAGTGAGGCAAGTTACGTTGAGCCTTATGATATTGAGGACTTTAAGGATTACGCAAGGATTGACTTCGATACAGATGACAATTTGATTGCATTGTTTTTAAAGTCAGCAAGACAGAACATTGAGCAGTATATGCAGAAGTCTTTGGGAATCAGAACAATTAATTTGATTGCTTTGCATTTGCCTAAGAACTACAAGTTGCCTTATGGTCCTATCACTTCTATAAGCACAGCAGGTTACACATTATTTGGTGATTTGCTAAAAGAAGGTGGTAAAGACATTAATATTACTTATGTTACGAATGCAAGTTTGGTCAACGAGGCTATTGAGCAAGCAATATATCGTCAAGCCTATCACTATTACGAAAATAGAGAAATAGGTTCTAAGCCTGATTTGTTGAATGAGGTTAAGTTGCTTGTAAATCCATACAGAAGAATTGTATTCCCATGATGCGTGAGAAAGTTGCATTTAAGCGTTCTGTGCAGACTCAAGACCCTGTTACTGGTCAATTGATTAACACAGTCTCTACATACTATGAGCCTAAAGGTGCTAGTGTGCGTGAGATTAGTGCTAGTGCAGATGTTGTTGTGCAGAAGCAAGACTTGAGTACATTGATTGAGGTTGTAATTAGGTACAATCCTTCTGTTGCAATTATCAATGGAGATCAGATTGAGTGGCGTGGATTTTACTTTACTGCAATGGCTCCTAGGGTTGACCAATTAAGAAGGTATATTACTATTCGAGCATTCTCTGCAATGGAAACTACAAATAGAAATGGCAGTCCGAGTTAAAGTAAGTGGAGTCAACATTGTTTTAAGTAATTTAGATAAGTACTCTAAAGACGTTCAAGCAGGAGTCTATAAAGAAATCCGTGGCTGGGCAGAAAGAACTGAGGCTGATGCTAAAAGAGATGTGCCTGTAGATACAGGAGCATTGAAATCAACTATTCGCTCTGTAGTATCACAAAATGGTCTTACTTGGATAGTTAAAGCTGGTGGTATAAATAAAGTTGACTACGCACCATATATTGAGTTTGGAACAGGAGTAGGAGTTAATGAGTCATTTTTACAAGAATATGGTTTAGTACAATACGCTAATCAATTTAGAGGCAATCAACCTCCATTTTTTCCTTTGCCTGCTAGGTCATATCTTTACCGAAATGCACGGGTAGAGTTTGAGAAGACTCTAGCAAACATCAAGAAACTATTACAACAAACATGATAAAACTAAAGGATTTAGCACAGATTGGCTTTTTAGCATTTCTGTGCCTAGCAATCTGTTCAGGGATTGTAGAGGCTGCTATTTGGATTAATATGCCATTTGCATACTTATTGTCGATTTCTATTGCTTTTTTAGTAATTTGGGGAGCAGTTGAAATCTACGAGCGTGCTAAATGAATTACCCAGACTCTATATTTTTATCTCGACATTCTTACTTTGAGAAGAGGTTTGCTAGACTCATACTACGAGCATTGTCAGATCAGTACAATGAAATGGCTGATTTATTTGCTTCAGGACAAGACATTGGCAAAGTAGATGACAATGGGTTAAAGATGGTTTATCAAGCCATGTATCAGCTTATAATGGAGGATGAGGGTACATTAACTTGGAACTCTATGGTTGCTCCTATAACTAATCAGCAGATATCTAAGAAAGACATCTTTGATGAGGTTGCAAGTACTCTAA